ACAAGAGTGTCGCCAAGATTTTCTACTGCTTCGAGTTGTTGCATACGATCCCAAGCAGAACCTTCATAGCCTACCTCTACTCCAAACTTATCCGTCTCGTGGTCATAGCAGAAGACTGGATATTGAATCAGTCTTTGACGAGGGATTGCTGGTAGAGATTTGATTTGGTAACCATTAAATATAGGGCCAAGAGTTGTATCAGCAGTAGAGCGAGTAAATGTAAACTTGAATCCTAGATACTCCTGCGCTGTTGCAGGATAAGGGATACCACCTTCTGTAACAGTTTCACCCTGTGAATAGGTTCCGATATTGTAGCTAGTGCCAGCAGAGTCAATAGACTGCAGGCTTAGACCACCATTGGTAGAGATAAATCTAGGAAATAGTAACTTGTATATCTTAGGCTCTAAGGTGTTATAGCGGATATAACCAGTCTGCAGGTAACCAGATGCAACTTTGACTCCGTATGATTCAATCCATATTCCATCGCCTGGAACAGCAAAGACAACTCTATCGGTAGTACCAAGGAAGTCTGTAGATGATGGGTTAACAGTCTCACCACTTGCACAAACATCCCAAGCATAAGCAAAGACAAGGCTATTAGGAACCACTGGCTGTGATAAATCAATACGGATTAGACCTGACTCAGTACCTTGCAAGGTTGTTACATAAGCAAATTTATCCTTGAAAGTTACACTCTTGCACTCTGTATCTACTAGCAATGGTCCGTAACTTATGTCACCATCGGCAGATATCACTGCAATTCTTACGCCTTTATTAGTGCAAAGAACTCCAAAGGTACCAAGGTATACATCAAAGGCGTTTAATATCTCACCCTCTGGTAGGTCAACAACTACTGTTGGTGCATTAAGTTCTGGGAATCCAAGAGCGTTAGTATTAGTAGTATCTAATGTAATCTTGTAGAGAGATGACTGAGATCCAGCATAGCCACCAACATAGAAAGCAGCAGGTCCTTCGGATATGGTTGTCCATATCCACGATGGATTTGGATGTCTATAGAGTTCACCAGGTAAAGCGTGACCGCCTGCAGTGGTTGTATTATTTGAATTTAATTCATAGATATCCCTATCAACTGCAGCAAGTAAACGTTGTTTTGCATAACGCAGCGCTACTGTGGTAACTGGACCGCTAAGATTATAGAGATGACCATCAGATGTAGAACCAAAGATATTACCTCTATGAAGTTTGGCATTATCTGCAGCAAAGTATCTAGTGCCATCAGAGGTTAGAGCCATAAAATCAAGTGTGTGTGGAGCTGCTGTTAAGGTATAAGTAGTAACGGTAGGTGTATCGTTACTCATAGTAAGTTTCTTGAGGTCAACTCCTTCAGTAAAGACAACTGCATCTACGTTATTAGCAGTATCTCTAGCACCAACTAGGTATAGGTTAGTTGCTGTTGCAGTTCTAGCCCTGACTGTGGTGTTAAGCAGGGTAGCCTGACCCTTAGTCCAGACATCTACACCTTTGGACTCTGTAAACTGGAAGCGAAGCGACTCATCTTGTAATGGTTCAAAGTATTTAATGCCAGCACCAAGGTGGAATGATGACTGTGAGCGTAGCCACCAACCTGTAAGAGTCTGCTCACCAGGCTCTCTGGTCTGGTCAATCTGTTGCTTACGATACTGAGCTGTAACTCTACGATAAGGTGTGTCATCACTAGCTGCCAAGAAGAATGGCAGGCCAGCAAAGGCTACATCGTATGCCTCGCCAGTGGATGAGTAGCTAGTGGCCCCAGCAGGGTTGGAAAGTACGTAGGGAATACCCTCGGTGATGTCCTGGTCATAGGCCACTGATCGCTCCTTAAATTAGTTAAGTGCTGAGATTTCGTCTGGTGTTAAACCGAGTGCTGCAAGTTTAGCCTCGGCGCTTGCCTTAGCATCTGCCTTAGCCTGTGCTGCTGCTTCCTCTGCTGCCTTGATTTCTGCAAAGGCTGCTGCGTCTGCCTCACGCTGAGCAACTTCTTCGGCAGTTAGTTCTACCTCAGTAGTTACTCCAGTTGAGCAGTCTACGATTACTTTGGTTGGCATTGTTTTCCTTTCGTTAGGAGTTCTTGATTCCGTATAGGGTGGCGGTGGAGTATTGGACGAAGTTGCCGCCTGGACAGGTAATTGTCCACGAAGTTATTGCAGCAGTATTAGACCAAAGAGATGCTGTAATTGATGAATACGCTGTTGTGGCGTTACGTTCGTTTACGCTATCGCCAGACATAGACTTATATGTTGAACCAGCATAATTTGGAATGTAGTACTCGGCATTGGCAAATGTGTTGGCTGTTGCTACAGAACTCGTAACATTGCCATAACTATACATATCGCTTAAAGATTCGCTTCCCGCGCTGGAACCATTACCGTACAACATTATATTAGTTCTGCTTGAAGTGGAACCGTTGAAACTAATAGAAGCCTGAACGGTGTCAACGCTCGCTCTTGCTGAAACTTTAACTAATAAATCAGTATAAGTAGCAGGTATGCTTGTAAACTCAATAGTTGCAGCCCCACCACTACCCACAGTTACTGTGGCTATTGCCTCATATGTGTTAGCCATTATGCCGCCTTAATTCCGTAGAGGGAAAAAGTAGAATTAGCCGCAAAGGTTCCCGTATTTATAGAAATGTCAATTGAAGTAATTGCGGCAGTTGAACGCCATAAACCTACCTGCGCAAAAACTTCTCTTGGCACTGAGTTTGTTTGTCCAAACATCGCTCGTGACAAAACAGTTTTATAAGTTGTGCTATTTGAATAATTCTGTATATGACTTAATATATTGCTATTAGACATATAAGAACTGGTGCCAGCCGTAATACTTGTTGTGCTCGTTGCTCTACCGCTAGTCACTCCGTTATACTCATAAAAATAAGTAGAACTGTAACTACTTCCCGTATCGCCGTTAAATCTGAATCGTGAATATCCGTATACTTCTGTATTTGGAAAAGTTTGCACTACATATAAATCTGTATAACTTCCACTAATACTAGAAAAAGTAACAGATGAAGCAGTGCTTCCTAGCGTTGTTGTTGCTATCGGTTCATAAGTTATAGGCATTATGCGCTCCGTATTCCGTAGAGGGCGAAGGTTGAGTATTGGGCAAAATTTGCTCCACCTGTTAAATAAAATTTTATTGATGTAATTGCTGAAGTGCTCTGCCACAAACCAGAAGTGATGCCCACATAACCATCATTTCCGTTTACATCTGTTCCGTGTAAACTTCTGACAGTTTTATATTTATTTGTATTTGCATAATCTAAAATATCAACAATAGAAACTCCAAAAACGCTTGTCACATTATTTAAGGCTACGGCGTAAGCATTGCTAATTAGAGCCTGACTTGCCGCCGCCCCTGCACTTACTGTGCTTCCAGTTCCGTAAAGTTGATGATAAGCATAGTTATTTCCTGTATCGGTATTTATTTGAAATCTAAGTTGTTGAGTTGTGCTGTTACTATCTTTCGCCATACCTCTAACCTGTAAATGCGTAAAGGTTGCAGGAATAGAAGTAAACTCCATATCAGCAGCACCACCGCTACCAACAGATACAGTAGCAATAGACTCAAAGTCGCCAGCATCTCCAAACTTAGAACTGGCGATGATTCCTAGAATAGGCATTAGGCAATATCTCCTACCACTAGAAATGTATTCGATGCTGTACAGATAATAGATGCCGAAGACTTATTCGTTCGTAGCTTTGGCGCAGTTGTGGTTGCACCTGTTGACTGGATTGTGACTCCTGCTCCTTGCGCTAGTGTTACTTGACCTGCACCAAGCTGTGCGATGTTAACAACATCGTTAGCCGAAAATACCGAAGGTGGCACTGTCAAGGTAATAGCAGAAGCGTTGTTCAAAGTAACTAAATCATTTAGATCGCCAGCGACAAGTGTGTATGTGGTGCCAGTTTGGGCATTGATTGCTGCAATGCCACCACCAGCAGGTCCTGTTGATCCTGTAGAACCAGTAGGTCCTGTCGGCCCTGTAGGGCCTACAACGTTAGGATTAGGTGTTATTCCAACTGACATTATGCTATCTCCGATCCGAAGGCGTTAAAAGAACTTGTACCGTTTGTAGAGAAAACAGTTACAACGTCTGTAGCATCTAGCGTAATACCACCTGTATAGGTAAAGGTTGCTCCAGCAGATAGGCTTACTCCATAAACGATGTAATGTTTATTTTCTAAGGTATCACCGTTTGGCCTGATAGCAATACGAATAACATCTGCAGTAGATGCGTGGGTATTGACTACATTGATTGTAGAAATAATCGCCTCAGTCGCAGCAGGCACTGGGTATAGAGTTGTTGCCGTTGCAGCGCTAGGCGCTGACTGGCCTAGTACTTTGTAAGTGGTTGCCATTAGGATATATCTCCAATCAAGGTCCAAGTATCTGTTGCTGTCTTGATAAGGCTTGCCGCAGACCATTGAGCGCGGGTTTTAGTTCCAGTCCCATTTAGGGTAACTCCGCTTGCTCCAGCCACAGTTACCTGTCCTGCGCCAATCTGTTGAATGTTAACAACTGCGCCAGTGGCGAATGCAACAGATGAGTTAAGTGGCACAGTAAGTGTTATGGCAGCAGCATTACTCAAGGTAACTAAGCGACCATTGTCGGTTAGTACCAAGGTATATGTAGTACCAGTCTGGGCATTAAGAGTTAGATTCTGTCTAGCATCATTGATTGTTGGTGTATTCAATATCGGGCTAGTTAATGTCTTGTTAGTTAGCGTATCTGTTGTTGCTCTACCAACGAGTGTATCTGTTGCTGCAGGCAGGGTTAGCGTAGTTGTTCCTGCTATTGCAGTAGCCTGTACTGTAGTGCTACCAGAGGTAGACCCAGCAAAACCTAGGCTTGTTACAGGTGACACAGCAGTTTCAAATGCCGTTAGGTCATCTGAGGTTAGGACGTGTTTTACTGTAGCGCCTGAGCTGTGGCTTGTAGCCGCAGATCCTGCTCTACCCCTGACGATAGTTAGCGTATCGCCAGAAACTTGCTGGACGAAGCAAATCTCTTCGTTTGCGGTATCAGGGTCAATAGCAATGGTGAACTGGTCTGGATAGACACCGCCTACTGCTGCCCCTAGCGTCACACCACCCATAAGCGCAGCACCTGTTCCAGTAGCAACAGTTAGCGATGTAACGCTACTATTGATTCCAGAAGCAAGCGTTGTCTGAACGCTGATTGAGCTGAATTTTCTTATTGCCATAGCCCTTCCTTACTTGGTGTAGTGGATGCGAATTGGATACTTGTCTTGCAACTTCAGCGCTTCCTCCTGAAGTCTCTGTTGATACAGAGCAAACAGATATCTAGATGCAGATGCACCAGAGTTAAATGGATTCTTAGTATCGTTAAGATCAGCCTCAGCGCTGGATAGATTGATACGACCAGCATCAAGGAATGATAAGAGTTTGTAACAGGCACCAAGGACTGTTACATCATAAGTGCTTGCAGGTAGACCAGTAACATCTTCATAATCATCAGTACTAGCATCAAGAGTATTTGGCTCTGTGGTATACCAGACCTGAACTGTACGTCCTGGTTGAATGTTCTCGTAAATGTTTACAGTATTGTTAGTATTAAAGGTTGCAGCGCTTGCCATTGGGTCTGCTCGCCAGCGATTGATTGGTAGCCATTCCTGAGATGAACCTGTGGTTTGCCAAGACATAAAGAGAATAGCTTCTAAATCATCTGGCAGGGCATAGGTAGTCTGTGATGCGTTAAAAGTAAAGGTAGTTGAACTTACTGACCAGAGCTTAGGATAGTAAGAGTTAATCGTATCGTTGATAGCCTTCTTGATATTGCTTCTAGGAAAGGTCGGAGATAAAGTAATCTGAGCATACTGTGCGTGTGGAGAGGCAGTAGTTCCCTGATAACCGCGACCAAAGCCAGGAGCTACAGTTAAAGTATTTGTAGCCTTATCAAAAGTATCAATCCAAAGTAATTCATCGTCTATCTCAATTACACCCTTAGCAAGGTTACTAGCAGAGCCAATAGTGATATTGCTGCTAGTAGCACTGATGCCACCTGAATTGGTTACATACGATACGCGATCTTGACGAAGGGCATAGCCTTGTAGATTGGCTCTGACCTCATCAATCATTTCTCCCAGTGTTGGCATTGTTTCCTTCCGTATACCAGCCATCTTCCCAGAGCGTCATTAGTCTCTGGAAATAGTATTCATACTGCTTTGCTATAACATCTACTGAGTAGAGCGATACAGCCCTATCCCTGATAGCTTGCCTATCTAGATTCTTGACGTTCTGTGTTGCCAAGATAAACTCTTCTACGTTGCGACATCTATAACCTGTCACACCTTGAACTACAGTTTCTGTAAATGCACCCCAGTCTGTAGTAATTACTGGAGTTCCGCAGGCTTGTGATTCAATGTTCACATTACCAAAAGGTTCTAAGTAAAGCGTTGGGACGAATGTTGCTATCGCTCCACCCATCAACTCTGCACGCTTCTCAGGTCCTACTGGACCTATGTACTCACCATAGTTTGGTATGTGTGGCCCAGGACCTGCAAAGATAAGTCTTGCTCCGATGGTCTTGCAGATATGCGCTGCAATGTCTATACCTTTTCTCGGAATCATTCTTCCTACATACAGGTAATAGTCTCCATCACCTTTGCCCATTGGGAACATATCAGGATCTAGATAACCTGGAATCACCGCATCAAAGAATGAACCATCTACTTGAGCAGCGTTCTTATGCTGAGCATAGATTGCGTGCATCCAAGCATAAGATTCATAAACTTTATATTGAGCAAAGACTCCTGCGTATCCTACGCCAAACTCTACTGTCATCATTTCTGGCAGTGCATCTGCTATTGGCTTATGACTTGCTCCACCAATTACACAGATGAAGTCGTGCTTCTCTGCTCGCTTCTTAATCTCAGCAGCAGCTTTCTTATTAAACTTTTGCCAGTGAGGTAAACGATAATCAAAGGGCGCTTCAACATAAGGCTTCTTGCCTACAACGATTCTTCTTTGTGTCTCAGAGATGCAAGATATGTGCTCATCTACTTGAGCCTCATTCTCATCGCCTGCATATAGGTAGACCGTATGGCCTAACCCTTTCATCATATTGCAGAATCTGCGTACCTTTTCAGTGTACGCACAACCTGCAAATTCTTTAGTTACCTGTGTGTGGGGCAGCGCTACTACGTGGAATCTCATACCACAATTCTACTCAAAACCTTTGAAATCAGAGACTAACTCGCCGCGTAAATCTGAGAATCCATCGTGCTGAATTACCAGGTTTGGCTGGGCAATATAGGCATTAGTCCTGTTAGCCCAAACCCTATAAGCCACATCTATATGATGGTCAAACTCTCTGGCTATCTGGATAAATAAATCTACCTTGGCAGGATTTACACAATAGGCTTGGGTTCCTGTTGAAACTACCTGTCTAACCCAGTGCTTATTGACTGGCTTAGTATCATTCTTTACTGCTCCCAGATAGAAAATATCCCAGTCTTCAGGCAGGTCTGCCATATATTCATCTAAGGCTGGTATAAAATCTTGTCTAAATTTAGCATCATCTTCACAGATAAGAACCATCTCATCTGGCTTTATCTTTCGTAGAACCTGTATATGGCTTAACCTGCCAGCCACTATCGGGTCCATACCTAGGAACTGTCCATCCATAGCTGAATGTACTTCAAACTCAAAGCCAACTGTTTCGGCTTCTTTACGGAACTGCTCTAAACGATCTGAACGCCTATTGACATTGATAACAATAACTCTGTCAAAGTATTTCACATACCACCTAGTAGTAGAGAAATCGGAAACGCATCAGCTCCTGGACCAGTAGCACCTGTTGGACCTGTCGGTCCTGTTGCTCCTGTTACACCAGCAGTTCCAGATGGACCTGTAGGTCCTGTCGGACCTGTGGCTCCTGCAGGACCAGTAGGGCCTGTCGGTCCTGTAGGTCCAGTTAATCCTGTATTTCCCGTAACACCTTGGCTACCTGTAGGTCCTGTATCTCCTGTTGGTCCTGTCGCTCCTGCTGGACCCGTAGCTCCCGTAGGACCGATGTCACCCGTAACGCCTTGAGGCCCTGTAGCGCCCGTAGGGCCAGTAACACCTGTTGGTCCGACATTCCCAGTAACT